AAAGTCTTCCGAGGCGGCAGATTCTATGTCGACCGTGAGATCAGAAAAAGAGTTGGTCACGTCCAACTCAAATCTGACCAATTTGTTCCAGAAAGCAACCATCTCATCGGTGTTTGAAGTCCCTACCATATCATCTGTAAAAGAAAAGAAAAACAGATTGTTGGAATAAAAGGGTATCTCAACTTCAATACCACCATTAGTGCTAGGCACAAACGAGACTGTTCCAGTCTGGTAACTTCTTGCAGGTTCAGCAACCAGGAATAATCCTGTCGTCGCCGTCGTTGTCAGTGTGGCATTCGAGACCTTAACTTGTGCAAGCGAAGATTGTCCGATATCACCATTTAGATGCAACCTCTTTCTGATGCCTCCTCTAGCTCCTACATAAGCATAGCTCAAGTATGAGAAGAGAGACATCACCGGATCAACAGATGTTGATCCGAAAGGGAGGGCATTCTCTGGGAAAACTCGGTCATCAATTCGAAAACATGAGTTAGTCGCACTACCGGCAACGCGTGTAAACGTAGACGTACGCATAAACCTTTTAAGAAGCGAACGGAAAGACAAGGGTGTCTCTCCAAAGTGAAAAGTAGAAGCTTGTGACAAATCAATGTCCCGTCCATTCAACGGGATGCAAGTCATCTTCTCATCACTAGAAACTCCATACTCACCTGACTCTGTGCGTATACGACGATCTTCTGGCAAACCTCTGAAACCTTGATAGTTCACAGAAAGTTCCTCGGCTCGTACATACACATTAAGAGGGAGATTGGAGTCATCAGGAGATTGTACAGTGGTAATAGGCATGACGCCGATAAATCCATTGCAAGTGTTCGCTTGCGAGGAATTGATCGAAGCGCCATAGTTCTGGCCAGCAGCTTGTGGTTCAGCTACAACTGCCCAGTAACGGGGATAGGCCCACTCCACACACACCTCAAAAGTTTGCGTCTCTTGTATGTCAATGACTGCGATGAACTGTCTATTCAATTCTACATTCGCTGCAATCAGGACATGTTGAGCTACATTAGGCTCATAAAAAACTGCAAACTTACCACGATGATACGCTGACGCAACCACTTCAAACCTAAACACAATACGTGCGTTCCAGTACGAAAAGGGAGTAGCTGCAAAGGCCATAGCCGTTGGTTGCATATAAGCAATACCTCCGACATCGACCAAAGTATGAAGCATAGGCTCCACACGAGCATACCATATAGGTGTTAAGGGCGCATCACTAGCAGTCCACTCAAATGTGGTGAGATAAGTTGTGATTGCCCCTATTCGTGAGATGTTCAAATCATCGTCCTCCACTCCTGCAACTCGTGGATCAACGGTGATCTCCTGTTTGGGATCAATGGTCAGTCTTTTCCCGGTGTCATATCCAATCACTTGAGAACCATTCTGATACGGTTCATTTTTGACAACCATGGGCTCATCCACAATAGATGGTTTAGACCAACCAAACAATGCTGCTACTTCTCCGAGGCCTCCAAAGACCATCTGGCTAGCTTTTGCAAAAGGAGCAAAAGGTGTCCAACTCGACAATAGATGGGATACTTGAGCAGCATTGGTGGCGATTTTCTCTATGGGTCCCTGTTCCCACTCGTCAGCATCGCCTGACTGTGTTGTGATTCCGACCTGTGTGCCTGTTGTGGTACCAAGTTGTACATTGGTTGCCCACACAATGACTTGAACGCGAACATCTGATGGTGAAGCGGATACTGAACCTACATCGTTCAGAGTAGCTATAATAAGCTTTCCCGCATTCTCAAAATCGTCAAAAGACGTGACATCAGATATCGCAGTGATGTCGGAGTTAAAGAGTCTGAACATGGGTTTATGACTGATGTATGGACATACAATCTCAGCTGGCCTATTTGCCTTCACATCAATCGTTGTTGCACCACGTGACTGACTCAAGTAGTTCATGAGGAGAGGCCTCATGTCAGGGAATGAGAGCAAGGAACCCTCGGTTACAGATAATGCCGTGTTATTGATTGCATAGGGTTGATACGATACAATGAGCCGACCATAATGAAATGGCGACCCCGATACCGACACTCGCACATGCAAATCACCTCGAAAATAGGCATAATTCCGCAACTTTGCTCTCACAGTTGGATCTAGGGACCATAGATCCCAGATCGGAATGTTGTTGAGGACAGATCCACCAGTAACAATTGGGAAATTCGCCACCTGGACAGGGCGAAGGAAAAAATCTTCCAATGGTAGCTGGGTATCTTGAGACATCTTGGGAAAGAAAGAAACTCCCGACACATTTGTATCGAGATCATCTCCCACAACATCATCATAGTTGCCCTCAACTATCTCGTTCTGCACTTGGCCAGAGTTTAGCGTACCAGACTCAGTTCTCACGTCATACATTGAGCGTTGACTAGCTTTAATGTCAAAATAACGTTCGATCATCCTCTTGTACTCTCTTGGGATGTGGCTCTTGCGCATGGCAAAACGAAGTGGCTCCTGCGATCCGAAGACCTCAGAGAAATATGGCGAACTCTCAATCGCCTGACCTAGCTCCTGCATGGTCATATCGTTAATATCTTCTTCTTTCTCGTCAGCGAACCGGATGATTAACGTCCTATCCCAGCCTGATTCAGAGCGGGGGGGACGGTGTGCAAGATCCTTGAAAAAGGATGGGACTAAAGAGTCCGTTGATTTCCTACTATCCTCACTAATGCCTTGCACAGCATCAGATCCGGCATGTTCAGAATATCCCAACGAGTATATCAACTCGTCCAACTTTGGGATGAGGGAAGCGGATTCTCCTGTTGGAATGTCGTAATGCAATTCTAGAGCCAAAACCATAGTGTAAACAAACTTCTCATGAAGGTCTGGTCTATAAAATGCAAATTCACGACACATCGAAACAACAGTGCTCATCATCTGTTCCGCCTCGGTTTGAGACCTGGATGGTAAAACCCATCCGAGAGCTTTAATAAAAGTCTCAACCGGTAATGGTGCTACCACAGCACCGAAACGATCCTGGTAGACAAAACTGCGCTTTAGAAAAGACATGTCACGCGGTAAGATAAAAGGTTCTTCAACCTCACCTTTCGCAGCAGTTGTAAAAGTCATACCATAATTCGCTTCAACAAAGCGAGCGTAAGCCAACGCATTGAACTCTGGAAGTCGAGAAGAGACAAGCACATCATCACCGTATGTAACCGGTAACAAGTAATCAAAAAAATCTCTCTCCTCTCCTAAACCTTCGTACCAAAAATACATTAGCAAAACCAAGCCTCGCAGAGAGTTGTCCTCCGCTGTCGCATACTTTCCTGACGGTTGTAATCCTGGGACACAAAACACATCATTGAGAATGCAAACATATGGAAAGAGGTTGTCTGTCAAAATTCCTTTAACTACCTGCATGGCAGCATCATTGTAACCAAAATGTTTCAGGACTCGACAAATCACCTCATTGACAGCTTCACCAACACCATGCGGCATCTGAAGATCATAACCTCCATAATCGCCCTCTATGATATCGTGAGAAAACTCTGAAAGACGTGAGTACAGTTGGTGTGCCTCTGTGTGCATATCAATGCCCACAGCTGTACAAAACAAATCACCAAATCTGCACATAAGAGAGTATAGTGGTGCAAGGAAACGACGAGAAACAACAAGCGCATCAAGAGGAGACGCATAAAAAACTCGTGTCTTACCTACATCTGCTTTCTCTCTCAGACGTGGTTCATCTTTCAAGCAAGCTTTGTAAATTGGGTGGTGGGTTCTGCCCTCTCCATATTTCAGGAGAATAGAGTCTAGACGACAAACAAGTGATTGAGTCGGGAGTCTTGTAACTCCGTCTTCTTGCAATACGATATAATCACTCTTCTTTCCCTTAAATCCGAAACCAGCTGCAGTTGTCGCGTTGATTCGTCGAATATAGGGATCGTCATCTACTCCATTGATGGCTTCAGCACGCGTAAGTGGAGACAGCTTCTCAACACCACGCTCTTCAAGTCCTTTTATGAGTCGCTGTGACAACTCACACACTACTTTTGCAAGAGAGCTGGCCTTCAGAGAAGCTCGTGGCTTAGCCATCTTGCGAACAGCAATGTTATAGGGACTGTAGTACTCACCATCTCTGGTAAAGGGTCGCATGGGTGGGGGAACATACTCTTCATGGTCAGTAACCTTGCATTCATCATGAAAAAATGCCTCCACAACATCCACCAATCGAGACTTCCTTAGTCTAGACTTGCTGTCAAGGATAATGGGTCCTGGCACTTTGCCAAGATATGTTAACTCACCCAATTCCTCAAAACGCACAAGTGACTTTCGACCTGGTAGTTCATAACACTGTTCAAAAGCACCAGACTCAGATTGCACTACAAAAGTGAGTTACAATCCAACTGATCGAGCGCTTCAGTAATCAGTGCACGATGGATGGGTAAACCATATGCATCATCAGAGCCAAGTCGACCAGCCGCGTGTATGCCGCAAATAACAGCACCATTCCCATATTCAGCGACTAACGGTAAACCACACATTCCGGGCTTGTGGGGAGCAGAGTAGGCCAAAATGGATTCCACGCTATACTCACCCGACACATCATCTGAAATTTGATAATCACCTTTCTTCAAACTCAATCGCACTTTGCCAGTATTGAAATAACCAGCCATAGTACGCTCTCGATCATCATCATTCATATGAACTGTCAAATCCCTAAACTGTGTGCCATCAATGTTGAACATCACCACATCCGTAGTAACGTCTACACAGTCAGATCTTTTCAACACTTGGACTTTCCGATTCTGCACTCCATCACCATCAACGACTTTAAAATGTATCTCGTCTTGCCCTTTAAAGGCATGTTCGTTGATAATGGCGGCGCGACCCTTAATTCCAAGTATGTGCGTAGTCTTGACAGAGTCACCAACTGGATAAGCAATACGACGTGCGTTTCGCATAGAAGCTTCAGCCAAAACTTGAGCTGAGCCACGATGCTTAGGATCTTCAAACTTGTTAGATCGCACGTCCATCGCATTCCACACAGAAGGTTTTCCAGCAACAGGAATACGAATGCGAGCATGACCTGACTCATAAATGTCTGGTCCAGACTCAACATGAAGTGACGGTTTACGCCCAAAGAATGACGACAGTTTCTTCTTACCATAGCCAAAAAATGCCATGGTGCCAATAACTGCAACAGCAACTCCCAAAGAGCGTGTCACCCATGTCTCATTCCGCACAATGTTCATCGTCCTCCCAGTAACTAGATGTACCAACGTCTTAGCCTGAATAGCTTTCTGCCTCATGACGTTGACAGCTGTCTTCTTAAGATAATCTGAATAAACATCTCTAATAATCAAAGTCTCATTCACTTGCATACAACATGATAGGAGTAAACCTCCAAAAGTAAAGAAACTGATACCACAGACGTAACAGATCACAAGAGACATCAAAAATCTCGATGCTGACAACAAAATCACTTGATCACTGAAAGAACCTTGCATGTAGCTGACCACGACCAGGCACGCCAACCATGTTGCCAACGCACGAACAAACATAAAAAACCATTCCATCAACTGTTCAGAAATGGCTGTTTGGACATACGTGACAGCAGGGTGTTCAAGAATGTATGGAGGTATATATATCCCGGATTGAGACACAATCCTCCACTTCTGACCAGCCTTTGCAACTTGCGGACCTCGAGACTTCATGTAGCGTTGTTCTTCATCATCACTGTAGTCACTCGATGATGCGTCTTCATAGGCTTGTATCTTCTCATCATAAGATAAAAGACCCGAATCATCGGATCCTTCACTGTCTGACGCCTGTGAATAATCTGCATCATCATAAGAGACTGAATCTTGCTCGGACTCCATACCTGACTTGTACTCCTCATCATCATGAACAACACTCTCATCTCCACTCGCGGGATAACATGTGTCGACACCATAAACGTTGTCACGTAGATAAGCATTCAACGCAACATGTGTTGACATGTCCCTATGTAGAAACTCAGTGACCTCACTCAACGAACCATGAAATACAGTTTTACGCTCTTCTGTCGTCATACTGAACTTCTCGATATAAAAGTGATAAAGATCAAGTGGATGACCTTCATGAGATTGTGCCTTGATGGGGTCTAATGATGAACTTCCGTCAATTCTGAATTCTTCTCTAACCACAGGACGAATGTAAACAAAACGTCTCTTGTAGGCAGCAGAACAGTGATAAAGTACATCAGCATTCAAGTCTGGGTTGTTGGTGTCCATAATGACGAGTTCTGGGTAGGCAAAAACCTTGCCTTTATCTGCAAAAGCTGTGTTACAGCTAAATGCATTACAATCTATCAATTCCAGAATTTCGTCTATCGCAGGATCACCAGATGCAGCTGCTCGAGTACGCTTGATTCGTGCAACTTCAGGATAATGAATGTATGGCTGAGAGAAGGGTTGATAACCTTCCCAATACTCCGAGATAGCAGAGCGACGATACAGTTGTCCGTCGCTGAACTCTCGTTGCCTCACATCTCCCATAATCCTGACAAAGTACTTCAAAAGTGGGCCTTTGCCTATGCCTGATGGTCCGTAAAGAACAACACCATAAGGCACAGGACGATTGTGACTCTTCACATAGTTCAACTTCGCATCCAAAGCTTCAGAACCTGCAGTGATGGCTTGCTCAACACGCTTACTGATGGGTGAAAATGGTGACAACTTCTTCTTTGACTTGATCAAAAAATCGACCAAACCGATGAGTTCATTCACATAATCGTTAATCATCATATACCCAGGGCGCGGAAGTCCAAGTGTAATCATCTCACTACGATTGACCAATGACAGAGTCTTCTCTACAGCACGTCCAACGGGATCAGGAGACAGAATCACTTCCATCAACGTCCGATCACCAGTCAGATACTCAGAACCAATCTCAATCAAGATATGAATCGAATCAAGAAGATCATAGACGAACTGAAGTACTGTCATCTTCTGGGATTTCCCGATCCAATTTGCAACTTTCGATGTGAATCCTGGACCCAACCACTTAACTCCTGCGATGCTCAGAAGAAACTTCTTCGCCAATTGCACAAGCTCACTCGAGATCACTCTATCCATAAATTCAAGAACTGTCTTAACAATCTCTCCACTCTCGCTCAAAAATGGCAAGTGGGACATGTAGTCCTTGATATCATCAAGAATGGAGTTCAAAACGGAGTCAAGCTTCACACCTGTTATCGTGCAATACTGGTTAACAGCTGCAACGACATCGATGGCACTTCGAGAGCGATACAATTGCCACAAGAATGAAATAGTTCCCCTGACGTAGGGACGACCAATCACAGACAGATCAAGATGATCAAAAAGATCATCAAAATAATCTCCTGTTTCCGACATGATCTGTTTCTTCTCTTCTTGTGAATTGCGTTCAGCTTCTCTCCTTGCTCTTCGCCGCGATCTCGCATTGTCTCTCTCCCTATAGGCTGCTCTCCTTTGACGACCAATCTCCTTTTGTTTCTTAGTCATCTTGTGTACAACCTTCGGCTTTGACATTTGAGGTGCGACTTGTGCAACAATCCCCGTAGATTTGGGAACCATAGGTTCCTTCTTCTCAACAAATTGGGGACGCTGCTTTTCAACTTTACGCTGTTCTTGACGTTTCTTCATCTCAATCATTCGCATACCACCCTCAAAAGAAATCTCATGAAGTGGACTGGGTTGATTGCGATCACGCTTGGACATTTGCTTAGCTCGGCGATTTTGTTCTTTCTTTGCCTTACCTCGCTTTTTCTTATCTTGCTTCTTTTCAAGTCTCAATGTCACATTGCGTTTCTTTGAACCATCACCTTCGAGCTGACGCACCACTTCTCGACCCGTTGGTGCAACATCAGGTTTATGTTGCACTTCTCGCTTCAACTCCTCCTCAACTTCATCATCAGAAAAGTTGGAGTTTGGGACAACCTCAGTAATAGAGATGTCGACCGGTGGCCTGCCTTGTTCGGCAAGCAAAGCTTGGCATTCAGCCAAGAACGACTTTGCCTCTGCAAAAGTCTTTCTTTGTTTGAGAGCTTTGACAACTCTCTCAGTATTCCGGCGGTTACCCACCTTAGTATTGTTAACTGTAATGGAAAAACTGGCGATGTAGGTGATCAATCCCGTGATAAACATCACAAAACACGGGATAGGGTCCGCAGTGCTAAAGAGCACGATTCTGCGTCATGTTTCAAAGCCTAGACCAACCTCTTGCGTAGAGGAGATCCGGTAACCAGAGCAACATGCGTATAGCAGGGGGGGAGGGAGCCAAAAGGCTCCCAAAGCGGGACCGCGTCCCGCTAGTTGTTTTTCAGTGTAGACAACCATAAAATACACCATCGTGGAAATCCACGGGTTGTTTTCAGTGTGAGACAACCATTAAAATCACACATAAAGGGTGGGGCATAAGCCCCAAAAGGGACCGAAGTCCCTAGTCGTATTCCAGCGCTGGACGACCATAAAATAGCGCTTCAGAAAACCAGAAAGTGGTATCGATCGTGAAATCGCGCCACGCACAGTATTTAGAACTGTACATGACAACAAAATCAACAATCGGG